CGGGAGCCTCCGGGATCGGCCCGCGCCCCCGAAGGAACGCGAGGACCCCGTCAACCCAGTGCTCGACGCGGGCCACATCAACACCCTGGCGCTCACACTCGCCCTCCCAGCCGAGCCACACCACGCGCGCTGCCTCCAGGGCGCGGGTGGGCTGACCGAAGAGTTCCGCGTCGTCCACCATGGAGACCTTGTACCGGTCCGCATGCACATGCGACATGACCGTGTCACGGTCACACTTGCGCAGGTGAGGGATCAGGATCTGGGTCAACAAGATGACGTTGAACGCGAGGCGGTTGAGAACGCCAATGCAGCACCCAGCGCCCAGCATACACATGAGGCGCGAGCGGAGCATAAGGGCGGCGTGCACGTACGCCTTGCGGCAGTTACGGCAGTTGATGTAGTCATGAGCGGTGCGATGCTCTGGGCGGCGGCATACCGGGACCCGCGCGCAGGTGACGGTGAGCTTAGCCAGCATACGCCCCAAATCTGGGACGTACGCGAGCGTCTCGTCTCCTGTCAGCAGCGGATGGTACACTTGGTCAGCGAGGGGAACAGGCGTGTGGAGCCAACCGATGTCGTCCGTGACCCCGCGATGGGTCACAAAACGCACCTGACCGCCCACATCGATGCGCAGGTCACCCGCAGTGTTCCAGCGGGGGCCCGGAGGCAGAGTGAGCTGTGTCTCCCCACGGCGGTCAACGACCTGGCCCACGACAACCCACCCCGGGCCATTGACGACAGCCGGCCCAGCGCGCAAGCGCGGGCCGGCGTCGAGGACCCCGATGACTGGCTCAGTGACCCCGTTCGTCTGCTGGAGCACCCGCACCACCTTAAGTGTGCACGCACACTGACCGTCAGCCAGGCGCACATGCCCATTCGGGCAGCGGGCGGCACGGAGAAGCGTGACAGCACACGGGGTGTTGTGGGGGACCGGCACGGGGGACTGGCGTACGTCACCAGTGTTGGCGGGGCGGGTGAGGCGGGGAACGAGGGCCATCGTCAGGCCCACGAACTTAACCGGGTCGGTGCGTAGGTCTCGCCAATTGAACTCGACCACCAAACCGAAGGCAGCCCGCATGACATCAACGAAGAGGGCGGCGTAGCGGGCGCGGTCCACCGCATACGCGGGGTCCATCGCGCCCAGGCCATCGTCGCCGTCTACGAAGTGAAACACGTGCTGCCGAACGGCAGCCATGGGGAGCGGCGCCGTAGCGCGCATCTTACCCATAACGAGAGAGTGCGTGACCATGATGGTGCAGGAGCTGATCATGCCGTTGCCAGTACCAGTGTCGTAGGTGCCCGAAAGGCGCGTCCCGGTGCTACTGGCCACGGTCCCAGCACGCGTCGTGACCTGCCATGACTCGCTCGTCAGGAGGACATCGACCGCATACTTCGAAAGGACCGGGTCCAAGTAAACACCGTAGCACGCCTTCTGGCCCCTCAGCACCGCAACATCCAAGTGGCCATCCAGGCCCTTGAAGTCCGAGTCGTACCACCACCAGTCGGTGAGCGAGCCCGGGTAGAGCTGCTCAACCACGAGGGTGATGTACGAGGCGATGGCGATGGGGGCGAGCCCTTTGACAGTGTACGTGGAGTAGGCTGCGCGGCAGGCTTCGAAATCGGCCTCCCGGACCATGCGAGTGCGACACTCAGCAATGACGTGGTCGACCGGGCGGCCCACCTGGGCCTGAACCGAGCGAGCCACGAGGTCCGGGGCGATGACGATGCGCGGCCGCGCAGACGAACACTCCGTCTTCTCGAACGCGGTGAAGCGCTGTTGCAGGGCCCCATCAAGGAGCCGCCGCAAGAGCACGACATCGCCGCCGAGCATGGC